AATTGCCCGGATGAGTTGATCCGCACTTTTCAGTTCGCCCGCGAAAACCCAACCGCGCCGCGTCAATATCGGGTGATGCGCGGTGACGGCCAATGTGCTCCCGCTACCAAAAGTTACCTCAATACACCGTCCGACATAATAGCTTGTGGTTGCAGCCTGAATGCGACCGGGCACCACGATTTCATTACCAGGTAAGATACAACGCGGATGAGCTGGCGGCGGGAGTTCCCAATCTATCCCCTGCAATTTGTTTCGCAATCGGCCGCATATCGGACACACCAATTCGTCTTCTCGCGTCCGCCATATTTGCCGTGTTTGCACATTCTCCCGCTTCAGTTGTTCCTGCACTGCGCCGGTGGCATTGGACGCCGCACGCGTGACTTCGGTCCGCGCGATTAGTGCGGCTCGTTCCGCACCGAAAAACGGTTCCAGCATCCCGCGTAACTGACCCTGACTCCACTGCTGGTCAAAGTACTGCCCGACGTAATGCTCGACCGCCGTCTGCTGCGTAAGCGTGATTTGCCGCGCAAGGTCCGCGCCATACTGCGCCATATTGCGCTGTAACCAGCGGTCCGCATACTCAGCCGGAAACGTGTATCCCAGCGCCGCTTCATCGGCCACCCATGCCGCCCGGAACACAGCGAATAATTCGGTAGTAACGATCCCGCGGATGCGCGCTTCAATGTCTCCCCAAAAAGCCGCAGTCAGATTAGACACGTCCATATCTGTGCCCAGTGTGCGCATGATCTCCGCAAGCAGCCCCAGGGCAGCCAGTCGGCGGATAATCTGATTTTCGTAATCGTCGCGATCAGCTAAATTCGCCATTGTAATATTTTCCCCATGCCCGCAGATCTACCTCATCAAACACGCGCATCAATTCTGCGCCGGTCTCAACCCGTTCCAATCCGCCCTTTATCCAACTCATCAGCGGCGCCGGAATAATGTCGCTCTCGAAGTCCAGTGCGGCGTGAAAGTTTTTACCAACCAATCGATGTTTTGCCATCTTGCGCCAGCGCCGCATTTCGTCTTCCATCGCGGACAGCGCCTGAGACTTCATGCTCACCTCGGCCTCCTGCGCCAGTCGGTTCACCGCTTGTGTGATAGCCTGGTCGTCCGGCGCCGTGTCAGTCATAGCCGGGGGGGAAGGGGCAAACGGCGCGGGTTTCGTGATTTCCGCCATCAGCAGCGCGCCGCGTTCGTCGCCAATCGACTCGTCCCCATACCATCGCGCGCGAACTTCATCCAGCGTATGCGTGCGCTCATAAGCGTCCTGCTCCTGAAGTTCCAGCACTCGGTCGGTCTTGCGCACGTCATCAAACTCACACATCAGATTATCGCCATACAAAGGCAACAGATCATTCGTGATTTTCTCAGCTATCTGCTGATGCATGGGCCAGATGCACATATCCAAAAACGTTGCCCGCCCGGCGACGGCATTTGCTTCGGTGGCATTGATTGCCAACAGGGACGCCAGACCCGGCGCGAACACGGCGAATATTTCTTCTTTGGTGAACTGGCGGCCTTCCAGAAATTCGAGGTCTTTCTGACTGACTCCCATCTGTAGCCAACTCACGCCCTTCGCCCCCGCGCCACGCAGCAGCATAAGCGACCGGCGCACACCGCCGTGCTCGTCAATCAATTCGCGCTTGATGCGCTCCCATTCCGGGTCCTGCACCATGTCCGCCCATACCAGCGCGCCGGGAATTTTCGCGTTGTCTTTCGCAAAAACGTTAGCGTTCCACTCCACCGCCTTGAGGTCCCCCACAACCTGCCCGGCCAGCGCCTCAATCGGGGATAGCCCAATGTATCGATTCGTCGGATGAAACGCCTTGAAGTGTACGATCTCATCCGGAGGGATAATTAGTTCCGTCATGCCGAAGCCCGGGTTGTATGCATAGTGTTGAATGCCCATGTTCCCGTCCGGCACGGGCAGAATCTTGCCCGGCGAAATACCCCATATCTCGGTCGGTTCGCTAGTCTCGTCTGGCTTATTCAGCCACCAGTAGGCGTTCCCGGACAAGCGCCGGTATGCGAACGTCTCAACTAACAATTCAAACCGTGATTGGAACGGGTTCGGCCGCTGCAGCTTCAGTTCAAATGGATGGTTCTCAACGTCCTCGATGCCTTCCCCTATGCGCAATTTGACACTCAGCGCGCTGCCGGCCGCCGCCTCTGCCACCTGTGTCACGGCGATAAACACCCATGACAACTTCTGCATGAGCGTGACCTGGTTCTCCACCGTGCTGTAATCCGGCACTGACCAGCGATCATCGCGCGTCACTAACCGGTCTCCGCCCGTGCGCGCCTTCGCATAACCCAGCCGATGTAACGCTCGATCCAGAATACTCATGCTCTCCGCCAATCAGATAAAGGCGATCAGGTCTTCTGCCTTCGGTCTCGTGACCGCGTGCCATGCAATCGCCAGCGCCATCACCGTATCGTCGTGCATCCCGTCCGGCGCGCTGTACTGGCTCCGACCGGTCGTGGATACCTTGCGCTCAAATGCCATCAGTTCCCCTTTGAGCACGGGATCATCCAAACACGCAATTTCGCTCCGATCAAACGCCAGAACAAGGCTCTCAATCAGTGGCGGCTTACTGACACCGGTCGTCTCGAATGGGCGCACAGGCAGCCCGTCCCGTACCAGCGCCTCAATGTTTGGGCCGCCGATACTATTCGATTCCGCATAGATGACCTCCGGGTTCCACTTCTGCGCCAGCGTCATCAATCGACCTCGTTGTAAAGCCCAGTCCACCCCATTGAAGCGGTCCATATCCACCACGCGGCGCGTCTCCCGGTCCATCACAATCAGCACAGTGAAATCGCGCACCTGTGCCCAGTCCACACCCATGACGAACCGGCCCTCGAATGGTTCGACCCGCGGCAGCACACAGATACTGTCCACATATCGGAATACAGCGCCCTGTCCCTCCAGAAACTGTGCGAGTATCTCCTGCTGATAATCCTCTTCCGTCATCTCGCCCGTGAGCGCCTCAAGTGCCGCTTCCGACAGGTAGGGGTTTTCGGTAGTGGCGAAGTTCCAGACTGTCCAACGGTCACTGCCCGACGCCTGGGCATCACGCGCTCTGATAAAATGCTGGAAAAACCAGTTCCGGCGTTTCGGCGTGCTCATGAACCATGCCCCGCCGTCCCGCGCCAATAGCATTGGGATACCGACCTGCGACCACACGCGCGCGTCCAGATACGCGCACTCATCGAAATAGATACGATCATAGTGTCCGCTGCGCAAGGTGTCCGGCTGACTGGCCGTCTGCACGTCCAACAGACCATCGCCCAACCGCATGATCCGGCGGCTATCGTGCCGGTACGGGCGCAGGTCCTCGGTGAACCGTTTCACATATTCCCAGAACTGGTCAGTCTGTTTTTGCGACGGCGACGTGTACAGCGCGCGCTTCCCGGCGATCAGGCAGTCGCGCGCATCCAGCGCACACAGGATCGTCTTGCCCACTTGTCGCCCACACGCGATGACCTTGTACCGTGCCGGGTGATCCTTGATGGCCTGCTGGAGCGGGTAAGGAGTCGGCAGATCAATCGTCGATTCCAGAAGTAAGCTGTCCAATTCCACGAGTTCTTGCGGTGTCAAGTAGGACAGCAACTCGGCTAATTCGTTCTTCGACGGTAACGGTTCCAGTATGTTCAATGCGTTCGGTAGGTCGGTTTTCAAGGACATTTAGTTTGTCCGATAGGATTCCAACCACAACACCCAGATCGCGGTACGTGGCATCTTCACGAGCAGCACCCATCGCCAGTAATGCAGCTTGCAACTCCTCCCTCAACAGATCACGCATGTCAAACTGTATTTTATTGACAACCCTGTCCGGGGGGGGATTGCTCTCTCCCTTGAACCACCGACTCAATGTGCGGTCGTGAATACCCAGATGTCCAGCCACATGATGCAATGCGCCTTTACGGGCAGGATACCCAGCAGCCTCCAGCATCACGCAAGCACTGGCACGGAATTTATCATCATAAACGGGATGTTTGCCCCTCGTCATCTGTCAAAATCCTCCCCACGCTCGTGGCGCGTAACCCACAGAAACAGTCCGATGCCAAACCAGATAACGATCAATAGAAACAAGGCCATAGTGGTCATGGCCTCACCACCTCATCCAGACGCCAGACGCCACACGTCACGTGCCACTCATCGGCTAGGTTTTCCGGCAAATCCCGCGTCAGATAGGCGAACCATTCGCCGTCCCGGTTGCGAGTGAGTAGACCGGACACCTGTGAGTCATCCGCATTGGTTACAACAAGCCGGTACTGCACAAACTCCGGCAGACGGCGCGCATAAAAACCGCCCGCCGCGCTCCATACCAGCGGATGCCCGGTCCACGCCGCCACTGCGTCAGGATCAAGACTGATCGTATCATGCGCGTAGGCGCTGCGCTCGTCAATGAGCAGCGCCGACACCGGTTCGACCAGCGGGCACATGTCCCAGATTGACTGACCGGGAATGAGTTGCATCAGGATCGCAATAGCTATCAAAATTATCCACATATCAATCCTCACTCAATAGGCGGCGCATCGCCCGCACCAGCGTTACCCCGGCTTGTTTACGCGTTTTGCCAATACATGACAAAATCACATCCTTTTTACGCTGTGACAGATTCGGCCAGCGTGCCGGGTTCGTCATCCACGCGATAAACGCATTGGCCTGTGTTAGCGTGACCACATTGGCTTCATTTCCCGCGACGATGGTTCCGTTGACGTCCGTTTCACGCCAGAAGATCATCGGGAAATTGGCGTCCGCCTGGATTGCGACGCGCGTCGGGGTATCCACCTCACACTCGACCACCAGCAGCGGCAGACCAGCTATCTCGGCGTCCAGCTGCTCGTTGATGTCTGTGAACGCGCCTTGATACGCCTCGGCAATGTCCATTACGTATCTTCCGTTAACCAGCGAGCGCCTACTGAACACATAGACGAGAGTTGTCATCGGTCTTCCTATGTCGCACTCAGAATATCATACGAGCTGCTGGTATACGGCCAACTCGTGACCCGCGTCAGCGTCGTGCCAGCCACCGCCTCAATGCTCAAAAACGTCACCGTGTTCTGATGCGCCATATTGACCTGTGAGGCGCGCTTTGTCCATACCGTACCCGCTTTTGTGAACAGGTCATGCAACGCGCCTCTATGGATCACCCGAATCATGTCTGGACTGCCCACGCCCGTAACGGCAATCCGATTAGTCGCTATTCCTGCCGCCACGCTGTCCAGGCGCACATCCCAGGCCGTGTTCGTGGCATTGCGCAGAACATAGGCTTTCCAGCAGTTGTTATCGTCGGTGCGCCGGTAACGCAGCACGATTTCATCGCCGGCCAACGTCGCG